TAAACGTCGTAGTCGTAGCCACGCTCACGATCCACTATCTTTTGCACACGCCAATCGGGGAACGTCGTCTTAACGTCCACCAAAGCCGCTACCGTAAGGCTTGCGTTGACGATGTAATAGTAGTCAGGGCGAGGATCGGCAGCATCAAACGACTTCTTAGCGCAGATGGCGGCTGTCTCAAACGGCCACGCCTGATACGCAAAATCATGCTTGATGTGCTTTACCTCTATGCGCTTGCCCGATGCGTATATGTCGCCCTTGTCGGCAAACTCTGCCCGGTCGGCAAAGTCTTTTGCCATGCGCCGTTTGGGCAGCGTCACCGTATGGCCGATGTTGAGGAGATAAGTCGCCACGACAATTTCTGCCGGGCGACTTGCCCTAAACCTCGCCTCAAAATCAGAAGGGTGTATCAAGGTCGTCCCAATTAGTTTCGGTGACTTCTGGCTTCTTGGTCGGCTGGCGTTGCGGCTCGCCGGTGCGGGCTAACTTGCCCTCGCCTTTGGGTTCAATCTTAATGCTCATGTACTTGTCGCCTGTCTTTTGGCTGGCCTTGATCCAAGCCGACAGGTTGTAGTCAACGTTGTTAATCACCGCCGAACCACGGTAATCGGGGCGCTTCTCGTTGCCGTCTTTGTTGTTCTTAAACAGGACGCCTTTCATATTCGGGTCGTAATCAGGCACGGTTCTGCTCCTTGGCTATTTGAATGTACTTCTTGATGGCTGACCGTTCTTTGGCCGTCATGCCATCAGCGACAGCGATGTATAGGTCATGGTCAGCGTTGATTTGTTCGTGAACGGCCAATACCGCCAGCGCGATGTCCTTTTCCTCGGCGTCTAGGTCAAACGCTGCGCGGAACTGCTTAACGAACGAGTCACGCTTGGCGGGGTCAACCTCCTTGCCCATATCGCCCCTAGGATCGTTCGTAAAGCCCTTGCGGCCTTGGGCCGCTTCTGCGTCATCGTCCACCTGTGCAAGCCCCACAATTGCTGCTAATGCGTAACGGCGGGCATAAGTGATGCCAGAGCCTTGTGCTTGTGGACTGTTGTCTTTAGTCAGGATCGGCGTAATGCTTTTAACCCACTCACCAGACGAATGAGCAAGAATCGTTTTTAGCACCGTTTGGTTAGTAAGGTCATCAAGGTCTGTGGTCTGAATTACGCACAGATTGTTTGCCGCTAACTGCTTACGGCAGGCGTCCCAACATGACGCAAGGTCGGCGTACTTGGACTTAAAGAACGGGTTGCTGCTGTCTTTCAAAGCACCCGTAATGTCGGCTTGGGCTTTGCTTAACGCGGCGGCCAATGCGCCTATGGTTTCACTCTGCATCTTCTTGCTCCTTCAGTTCTGCTAATGCCTTATTGCAGGCTTCTATGCGTTCTTGTTCTTCCAGTTCTTGCATCAGTTGGTCTTGGTGATGCCACCAAGTCATATCGTCATCGTGCATGACTAGCTCGCTCCTCTGCTGGGGTGCAGCCACCGTCGCCGCACGGGTCAAGAATGGCTGCTGTGGCGTATAGCACTACAAGCAGAATGACTTGGGGTAACCAGCGGCTCACAGGTCGTCTCCCCACGGGCCATTCATCAGCGCGTCGTTGGTGGCGATTTCCTCAAGCTCAAAGATGGCATCTGCACCGAGGTCGCAAATGTCTAGCTTGATGTCGTGGTTAAGCGATGAGGCAACCTTGTCTTTGTCCAAGAAGATGCCGATCAGGTCGGCAGCCTCCAAGATGATGCCGCCATCTAGGTCTTGGGTGTACTCCACGCGAACCTCAAACTTGTTGCCGAGGGCGTAAAACGTACCGAAACCGTGGAATGTGTCTTTGCGAGGCATATCTATTGCTCCTGTGTTGTGTTTGTCAACGAGTGATAGTTTAGTCGTCTATACAGTAATGTCAACTGATTTTTGCAAATTATTACGACGGTTTTGCTCGTACTGAATAAGTAATCGGCCAGCCGCCAGCAATTCGGCTTGTGAACATTGCGGGTTCATTCGCAAAATTATTTGTATCAATCGTTCTACGGCATACGCAAAATCTGCTTCCATGTTCATACACCACCTCGCACTAATTTCATAAGGCGCTGAAACTCAGGGATTGTGAATTCGCGCAACTGCCGGGGGCTGATGTATTCGGCAGGGCGATCAAGGTTTTGCAAGTGATAAAGGCCCCAAAGTTGCCATTTGTGAACGTAATGCAAGTGCATGGCATTTTGGGCTGCTAACAATTTTGCTTGTTGTGGACGCATTGTAAGTTTCCTTTCTGTGGGTTGTTTTTATCAACGCGGTTAGTTTAGCAATCTAAACAAATCAAATACAAGCCCCCTAGGCAAAAAAAGTTTAGACGGATAGACTGCACAGTATGGACATTCAAAAGCTCATCAAACGATACGGCAGCCAGCAGGCCGTTGCTGCGGCCCTTGGCGTTACCAAAGGCGCTGTAAGCCAATGGGTAAAGGCAGGGGCGATCCCTGCGGCTAGGCTGTGGCAGATCAAAGCCGGGGCTGTAAAGCCGCCAAAAGGACGTTAGTGGACGCTAAAACGAAAAGCCCCCGAGAAGGGGGCTTGACGCTGCCGGGGGACTGGCATTACGCTTGTTTTGCGAACTGGCGTACGAGTAGTTTAGCCCCGTTAATGGGCTTGTCAACCTACCTATACGCCTCGGCTCATCTGGTCGGGGAAACCACGCGCAGACAGGGCTTAAATCTAGACCGGGGCAGCCAGCCTCTAGACACGCAGCGTATAGCGGGGAAGCGTGAATGGCACCGGGAAACCGGCAAATGTAGCCCGCAGCAGGGTGGCTCCGTCAGTCATTCAACCTCTGCACGATCCACGTTAGGCGTACTCCGTCTCAACCGTGCAGAGTTCACCATCAGTCATCAGTTCTAAACCATAGAGAGGTATAGATATGGGAGATTTACACCAGTATTTCCCGAGTAAAACTGAAGAAGTTAAACCAAGTCATAACCTAGAACATCACATTCACTCAAACCAGAGAACGTGGGATGAACTGGTACGACAATCCCCGTTGAACCGTTTACGCTTCTACGACGCACAGTTAGCCCGTGGCATTGACGTTGATCGTGACCGAGTGGCTGAGTTAGTGCGTGAGGTTGGCCCGACTGCGGTGCTATCGGATAGAGATGTGATCGGCCTGATTCGCCAGTTATGGGGTGAAAAGGCGGTGGAGAAGTTGCGTGCGCGTGCCAAAACTGAACAAGTACAGAGGTAATCAAATATGGTGGCAAATATGGTTAACCCGTTGCATCAACGAGGCCCGGAACGAGGAGGGATACGACGATACCTTGATACCGTCACCCCGCAAGAATACTTCCCGCAGACGGGTGAGGTTGACCTTACGCAAGTCACGCTTACTGGCCTTGCCGACTTGTTCGGGTCGGACAAAGGCAGCATCAAACACGGCTACACCCAGCACTATGAGAAGATCATTGACGATTTGGGCGGGAAGAACGCGCCGCTGACCATTGCCGAGATTGGCATCGCGTGTGGGGCATCGCTTCGGATGTGGGCAAACTACCTGCCGAACTCCAAGATTGACGGTTACGACATCCAGATGGAGTGCGCCAAGCTCTGCCGTGACCTGCCGAACGTCTCCATCACGATCAGCGACCCACGTAACGTGGATAAAGACGCTGCCTACGACCTAGTCATTGACGACGGTAGCCATATTGCCGAGGACGTTCTCGGGGTGTTGGCGCATTGCTGGAGGTGGGTCAAGCCGGGCGGGTATTACGTCATTGAGGACATGGGTTGTACCTACAACGACGGTTACCGAGACAAGTTCAACAAACACTTTGGCAAAGACTTGAAGAACGACCGGAACTTGATGCTCCAGATGTTTGACGCACTCTCTCGGGAGATTGATCACGGGGTCGGTGCGTTTACCGAGATGCGTTACTACCGCCAGATGTGGGTATTTAAGCGATGAGACACGCTGCCCGCCGTGATGCCAACGACGCCATCATTACCGAGGCGCTACGCAAGGCGGGATTTACCGTCATGGATTACGGCAAGGCAGGCCAAGGCATCCCCGACAAACTCGTTACCCGCCCGCTCCCTGACGGCTTGCCGTGGGTGTGCTGGGTAGAGGTCAAGATGCCAAAGGGGCGGCTACGAGAGGCGCAGGAAGCGTTTAAGGCGGTCTTTGGGGCGAGGGGCGAGCATTACGTTGCCCGTGACCCCGAGACGGCTGTACGCGACCTGTGGGCGTTATACGAAGAACAGATCAAGCCCGAGCAGCGTCGGTGAACATCTGTGCCTTACGGTTGCCTTTGTAATGCGCGATGACTGGGTTCGGATGCTCGCCGAAATGCTCTGGAAGGCAGGCGTATTGATGCTCTGGCAGGTGCGCGACGACAAAGGGCGGCAGGCGGTTGACGTATTCCCGCAGCACCTCTTGGTCGCCATACCAAGTTTTGTATTTGGGTTCCAGCCGGTCGTACATCTCGGCCAACTGCTCCCACGCAAACCCGTCAGGAGTGATAGTGCAGCACCCGATGTATGGGTAGACGGCATCCAGCGTTTTATTGGCGTGTTCCGAGTAATCCTGACCGCGTTGCTTGGCGTTAAAGATCGCCTCACGCATAAAGGATCGGCGCGTTACGGCAATGACCGCATCGCCCAACAACAACTCGGGATGCAGGGGGCGACGCACCAGCATATCGGTGTCCATGTACAGGGCTGGCTGGGCAAGTTGCAGCGCGGCAAACGCTCGGGTGCGCCACAGCATCAGGTACTCGGGGTTGCCCTCGGTAGGATGCGCCCAAGTTACACCCGGTATGGTCGGGGTGTCCTTGTCGGTAACTTGGATGATTTCAGCGCCCGGGTTGTGCTTACGAAGGGACGCCACCATTGCAGTCGGTTGGGAAATATCCGCACCGACATGGAAAAACACAAAGGTTGACATAGGAGAAATCTAACATGGTTAATTTGAACAGAAAACGCACTAGCCGAATTATTTGGGAAACGCTGCTAGAAAACGTGGTGAGCCACCCGAAAGCACCGTGGGTGGAGCAACTCAATATGCTAGATGCGCTGCGTGCCACCGCTAAACCGACTGGCAGCGTGAGTTTTGCAACGTTCTGGTGCCTTTATGCCGTGGTGCAGGCGTATAAACCAAAGCGTGTTGCCGAGGTCGGCACCTACATCGGGAAATCCACACTTGCCTTGGTGTCAGGCGGTGCGGAAGTACACACCTGCGACTACAGCAACGATGTAAAACTGCCGTTCAAGGTGAACCAGTACCCGATGACGAGCAGCACCGATATGTTTGCCAAGCTCCAGCCTGCCATTGACCTGCTATTCCTTGACGGTCGGCTAGAAAAGGACGATCTCGCTCACATTGGGCGGTTGCTGCACCCGCAAAGCATCGTGGCGTTGGATGATTTTGAGGGTATTGAGAAAGGGGTCGCCAATGCGATGCGGTTTACCTATCAGGGTGCAATGCTCGTTTACCCGCCCGAGCGTGAGGTATTGGAGCGTCACGGCATCCCCGACGACAGCACGCTGGCGCTGATCCTGCCGCACGGATTAGTGCAGTTGACGAACCAATAGCGTTAAAATACCCTCACCACGGGAGGCTCTATGTCCCAAAAAGACGCGGCAGAATTTGTTGGCGTGTTGTTGCACTCGGCAACAGCAACCCACTTTTTGCATTTGCAAACGGCGAGCTACGCGAGCCACAAAGCCCTGGGTCACTACTACGAGAACATCGTGGAGTTGGCCGATAAGTACGCCGAGGCGTATCAGGGCCACTACGGCATTATCCCGCTGTCGGATTACCCCGATGGCTTTAAGGTGCAGAAGGACGCCGCCGAGTACGCCAACAGCCTGTTGACGTTCGTCAAGGGCATCCGAGGCGATTTGCCGAAAGACACCGACCTACAGAACATAATTGACGAAATCGTGGGCGAGATCAGCGCATTGGTTTACAAGCTGGAGCGTTTCAAATGAACCGTAAGCCGGGACTCTACGCCAACATCCTTGCCAAGCAGGAGCGCATCAAAGCAGGTTCGGGTGAGCGGATGAAGCGTCCCGGCGAGGAAGGACGCCCGACCGCTGCCGATTTCAAGCAGGCTGCCAAAACCGCTAAACCAGAAAACAAAGGTTACGCATGACCGCCGCTTGGACACGCAGCGAGGGCAAGAACCCCAAGGGCGGGCTGAACGCCAAGGGTCGCGCCAGCTACAAGCGTGAGACGGGGGGAACCCTCAAGCCCCCGGTCAAGGCAGGCGACAATCCACGCCGAGCCTCTTTCCTCGCTCGGATGGGCAATATGCCGGGGCCGATGGCAAAGAACGGCGAACCGACACGCCTCGCCCTCGCACTTAAGGCATGGGGAGCCTCTAGCAAGGAGGACGCCCGAGCCAAGGCCAAAGCCATTAGCAGCAGGAATAGTGCGTAATGCAAATTGAGCAAATCGGGATCGCCACCCTGATCCCGTTCGCCAAAAACAGCCGAACTCACGACGACGCGCAAGTTGCCCAGATTGCGGCGAGTATCCGCGAGTTTGGGTTTACTAACCCGGTACTGATAGACGAAACCAACGGCATCATTGCCGGCCACGGGCGCGTTATGGCCGCCCGTAAGTTGAAGATGGCCGAAGTGCCTTGCATACGGCTATCCCACTTGTCGGACGCCCAAAAGCGGGCCTACATCATCGCCGACAATAAACTTGCCCTCAACGCCGGTTGGGACGAGGCCATGCTAAAGCTGGAGTTGACCGACCTAAAGGCGTTGGACTTTGACCTAGACTTGACCGGCTTTAATACCGCCGAAATAGACGCCCTATTAGCCGATAAAGGCACAGAGGGGCTAACTGACCCCGACGACGCTCCAGAGCCGCCCGTGGAGCCTGTTACGCGCGTTGGCGACGTATGGGTATGTGGGCAGCACCGGGTGATGTGCGGCGATAGCACTAATGAAACCGCTGTTGAGCAATTAATGGCAATGGTTCAGGCTGACCTTGTTTTTACCGATCCCCCTTATGGAATGTCTTACGAGGGCGGGCGTGGCAAAAAGCAATTTGGCATGATTAAGGGCGATGACGCGCAAGGCGACGATTTGGTGCAATTAGTCCGCGATGCTCTGACGACAGCCAAATCTGCAAGTAAAAGTGGCGCAGCCGCTTATATATGTTTCCCGTGGCGTACTTATGCCCAATTTGAGCAGGCATTGGTTGGCTCTGGTTGGCCCGTTACAAGTTGCATTGTGTGGGATAAAAAATCGGTGGGGTTGGGGCATCAAGAGTATCGTCCACAGCATGAGTTTATTTTTTACAGCAAGGGCGGTGCGTGGTTTGGAGACCGCAGCCAATCCGATGTTTGGCAAATAAGCCGTGACAAAACAACAGGTTACGTTCACCCAACGCAAAAACCTGTGGCACTTGTAGAAAAAGCAATGCAGAACAGCAGCAAAGCTGGTGATGCCGTAATAGATTGTTTTGGCGGCAGCGGCACAACGCTGATTGCCGCTGAAAAGAACGGTCGTATGGCTCGCATTATGGAGTTAGACCCCAAGTACGTTGATGTGATCGTTAAGCGCTGGGAGGATTTCACCGGCCAGAAAGCCGTGCTAGAGGCCACCGGCGAACCGTTTAAGGCTGCGGCATGAAAAACCGTCGTAAAGAGCAAACCATCAGCCAACGCACCGGCCAACCCAAGCAGGGCAACCAAGGGGAGGGCGGCGGTCGCCCCCGCTTTAAGATTGACTACGAGGCGGTCAAAAAGCTGGCGGGTATCCAATGTACGCAGGCCGAGATCGCTGCTTGGTTAGGGTGTCACGTTAATACTCTGCTCAACGATGAGAAGTTTTTAGAGATTTATAAAAGCGGCATTGAGAACGGCAAGATGTCCTTGCGCCGACACCAATGGCGGGCGCTGGAAGACGGCAATACCACGATGCTCGTATGGCTTGGGAAGCAATACCTTGGACAGCGGGAAAAGAACGAGCTGACCGGGGCAGACGGTAAAGACTTGGTGATCACATGGCTGCCGCCCCAGTAGTCATTCCTTACGCTCCACGAAGGGTGTTTATGCCCTTCCATGAGCGCAATAAACGTTGGGCGTGTTTGGTAGCTCATCGCCGAGCAGGCAAGACGGTCGCCGCGGTCAACGACATTATCCGAGCGGCCATGTTCGCCAAGTCACCAAACCCGCTATACGCCTACATTGCCCCGTACCGATCACAGGCAAAAGCGGTGGCGTGGGACTATTTCAAGTATTACGCCCAGCCCATTACGCGGGACGTTAACGAGTCGGAACTGACCATTGAGCTAGTGAACGGCGCAAAGGTACGGTTGTTTGGTGGCGATAACGCTGATGCCATGCGTGGATTGGGCTTTGATGGCGTTTACATGGACGAGTATGGCGACTTCAAGCCGTCCGTATTCGGGAACGTAATTAGACCGGCCATGAGCGACAAGCAGGCATGGGGCGTGTTTGCTGGTACACCAAAGGGAAAGAACCAGTTTTGGGAGATATATGAAACTGCCACTCGTCTCCCTAGCGAGTGGTTCCTGTTGCGCCTTCCCGCCTCAACCAGCGGGCTTCTCCCTGCGACAGAGCTAGCCGCAGCAAAGGCGCAGTTGGCCGAGGATCAGTACTTACAGGAGTACGAATGCTCATTTGAAGCAGCAATCCTCGGCGCTTTTTTCGGAAAGGAGATGCG